GAGGGCTTGGGCGGCGGTGGTGTCCAACGGTTCCCCACCGGTTTGGCGGATGACACCGGCCGGAATCTCCACGCCCGCGAACCGGTAGGCGGCACCGTTCAACCGTTCCGCCGTGGACAGCACATCGGCGCCGCCGTTCAACACACCCACCAACGGGGATTCCCACAACACAACGTCCCGCGCGGGCACGTCAATCACCGCGTAGCCGCCGACACGCCACGGATGAGAGCTCCACGCGCCGCCACCGGCCCGGTACCACGTGACGCCCCGGTCATCCGGATGGGGGCGCACTTCCACCCACGGCATCCACTCCAACGCTTGGACTTGGTTGTCGGTGTCGCGCACCGTCACTCGAGCCCACGCGTAACCGTAGAAAAACAAGTCGTCGGTGACCCACGATTGGAACCATGCCGCCGTGTGGAACGGGTCGGGCCGCTCCATCCAGCCGGCGCCCAATGCTTCGTCACCACGCCACCGTTCCAACGGCAACGTGCCCAGCGTGCCGCACACGATGTCGCGAGCCCGGTTCACCACGGAGTTTCGCATGGCGTGATCGCGTGTGGTGACCGGTAGCCCGGAGCGGCCCACGATCTCGGCGGCGAGGGCATCCTTCAACGGTTGGTGGGGGTCCGTGTCGGGCCAATCGGCGGCCGCCCGGACCGCCCCGGGGAACCATTCGGCTATCCGCTGTGCGAACGTTCGCGCAGTGCGCCCCACAGCGCGTCATGGTGGCGTGCTTTATGCCGGGAAGGGCAAGGCCCGGCGCGAAAAAAGGCTTTACCGCCCTCCCGGCCGATTTACACCGGGGACAGAGAGCCGGCGCTACGGGCGGGCCGACAACACGAGCGGCCGGGCCGGTGCCGGCACGTCGCGCACCACCCACGCCGCCAACGTGGCCGCCACGAGCGGCGCCACGTCGGTGGTGGACCGGGTACGCGACCACGCCCACGCGTCACCGAACAGCCGGCGCCGGGCGCCCAACACGGCGGTGTCCAGCAACGCTTGGTCACGATGCTTCAAAGTGCCGGCGTGGAGGGCGTCATCGAACGCGAGGCAGGCTCGGCCGATGGTGGCGGCACCATACGACGTGACCGGCACGTGGCGGCGGGCCAACTCGGCGATGGCACCGGCACACGTCAAATCATCGGCGGCCACCGTCACACCGGCCTTACCCACGAGGGCGGCCACGGCGTCGGGCACCCAGCCCGAACCGGGCCGATGGTCGATGGCTTCCACGGTGACCACACCGGCGTCCAACGTGGCCCGCACGATGGTGGCCGCCGACCGGTCGGCCGCGATGTCGAACGCGTAGGCGGCCCGGCCCACCGGCTCGAGCATGGTGACGGCGGCGGCCCACAACGCCAAGTCCAGCCCGGCGCCGGCACCGGTCATACCGGGCGGCCACCGGTTCAAATATTCACGGTCGAACCGTTCGGGCTCGCGCACCAACTCGGCCAATTTCGTGGCCACGAACGTTTCGGAGATGGTGGCACCCAACGAGGGCATGGCGGCCCGCCACGTGGCCGGGTCGTCGCGTTCGTCATCATCAGCGGCGCCCCATTCGAACCACGCCACACCGGCACCGGAATCGACCAACGTGGCGTCCCGCCCCAACTCGGTGTAATGCCAAAACATGAGGGAAGTGGCGTCACCGGCGTTGGACACCACCCATAGTTGGGTGCCCGGTTTGAACATGGTGCGCGCCGCTTGGGTCGGGCCGACTGCATCCACTACGGGCCAACCCAACAATGCCGCTTCGTCCACCACCACCAAATCGTTGGAGCGGCCACGGCCCGCTTTGGCGGTGGCGGCGGCCACCGTCCACCGTGACCGTGTGCGAAACGTGACACGCTCCCGGCCGTTGGACCGCACCGTGGTGGCCACGTAGCGGCGGGCCGGGCCATCGGCCAAATCCAACAAACGTTCGGCCGCTAGTTGCCGGTCCTGACATAGATATAGGGAACGTTGCGCCATGAACGCGTTGGAGCGGAGCAACAACACGGCATCGATCAACGACGACTTGCCCTCTTGGCGGCCCACGGACAACCCAACGATGGGATAGGCCAACGCGCCGGTGTCGGGCTCCACTTCCAACGCGGTGGCCATCACGTCGGCTTGCCACGGCATCCATGCCGGCACACCGAGCGCGCGGCGCAACGACTCCAACCGTTTGGGACCGGCCCACGTGGGCCGGTCACGGCGTGGCGTGCTCCAACGGGCCGGACAAGCCACGCCATACCTCGTCATCATCGACCGGCAACATCAACCCCACGCGGGCGTAGAGGGCTTGGAGGGCTCGTTGATAGGCGGTGCCCGCGGCGGCCACCGTGTAGGGCGTGGTGCCGGCCCGCTCGGCGGCGTCCACGTTGTCGGCCATCACGCGGGCATAGTGCACGAGCGCTTCGTCCACCGGCTCGAGCCGGCCGGCCGCCCGCATGGATCGCACCGTGATGTCGAATCCGCGGCGGCATCGGCCACGCGCGGGCCGCCGTTCACGCCACAGGGTCAGCCCAGCGGCCACGGATTGCCCTCCACGTGGCCCGTAGAGCGCCGAAACCGGTCCGCGGCACCCATCGGCCCGCACCCACGGCCCACGGCCATTTCGTCACGGTGACGGAATGGCGTTTCTTTCATCGCTCCGCACCGCATGAGCATCTACACGGCCCGCGGTGGTCGGCCCGCAACGCGCAAACGTGTTGAACGGGCGCGGTGGCAACCTCCACCCGCGACGCCATCCAACGTTCGGCACAGAATGGCCTTTCCGTCATAGCCAGCGCCATCCCACGATCATCCGCCAGACCGCGCGCATGGTCGCGGGATCGGGTCGGAATGGCGTTTCCGTCATGCCGCCGTCTCGTCCAGGTGGGCGCGTAGCTGAGCGCCGATGTGCTCGGTGTAGGCGGGCGGGACGGCTTGTGTTAGTTCGTCGCGGGTCATCCAATCGATCCCCATTGCTTCCTTGACGTGAGGAGCAGCAGAGCCCGCGGGATGTCCGCACGGATCGGGGACCACGATCAATGTCCCGAAGGACCGCTCAATGCCCTCGGTCGTGCCGTAGGGCAGGACGCCCATCACCCCGCCGGACGCGGTGCGGCGCTCATTGAGGTTTCGGCGACCGGGCGCGATGACTTGGACGTGCTTACGGTGGGGCGGGGCGAGGATCAAGTGAGAGCTCCCGAACCGGCGATGACGGTAGATCGGTAGACCGAGCGTCCAGCCGCACAGCACCGTCGAATGGGGCATGGGTGCATCCATCACGTTTTCGATCACCCACGGCGTACCGTGCTCGACGAGCCGATCCCATGTATCGGCGAGCAGTAGCGGATATACCCTGTCGGCCAGCCACGGAAGGCGGCGCATCCTTGAGTAGCCTTGGCATGGCGGCGACGCGTGGATGGCGTCGAAACCGTCCAGCGGGTACGTCATGGCGTCGGCTTGCACGAACGTGAACGGGTAGTGGGGTTGCGGGGCGATGTCCACGCCCAGCACCTCGAAGCCGGCCCGGTGGTAGCCCATGGCGGCGCCACCGGCGCCGCAGAATAGGTCTAGCAACCGTGGCCGGCCGGTCATGGCGCCGGTGTCACGCATGGATCGGTGGGCAACGCCCCGGAACAGTCGGCGAACGGCGGCACCGTGGTGGTGGTGGTGGTGGCCGGTGTGCAGTTGGTCGGCGGGCCAACGTCCACCCCGGCCGTGCATGCCACGAGCACCGCGGTGGCCGCCGTGGTGGCCCATCGGGCGGCGCGGGCTCGTGTGGCGCCGAACCGGATCGGTGGGCGTTCGGCGCGTGTCGGTGTAAGTCGGGCGGTGTCGGTGGTGCCCGGTGCGGAACGGAGAGATTTCGACCCCTGGGCTGTCATGAACGACTCGACCGGTCCAAAAACGCGCGGGCGCGTCCCGGTCGGACAATTTTGTGGAGCTCGAGCGGCGCGCGCGATGCGGCCGGAGCCCGGACGCAACGACGTGCGGGCCGCACCGGCGCTCAACACACCGCCACGGCGGGCGTTGCACGGCCGGCACGCCGCCACCACGTTGGCCGGGTCCAGCCGTCCACCACCCAGCCGCAACGGCACCACGTGATCCCCTTCGCTGGCCCGCCCTCCACACCAATGGCACAGCCACCCATCCCGGGCCAGCACCATGGCCACGAGGGCACGCCACGCACCGTCGTACGGGCTCGTGCCGCTCATGTTCGGAGCGGTGTTTCCACGCCCATGAGTCGCACACCCCGGCGTGGTAGGCGTTCGGCGATGCGTTCCAACACGGCTTCCAACTCGTCGGCGTCGCGCACGTCCACGTGGATGACCACACGCACGGCGTCGGGCCACGGCGGGCCATCGACCGGAGCCGGCCGGTACACCATCACTCGGTGCCACGCTTGGCCCGGCGTCGGCCCGCGATGTAGGCGGCCCACTCGCTCGGATTGGCGTGCTGTTGCACGGTGCCGTGATGCCACACGCCACGCCCGGATGGTGTGGGCACACCGTTGGTGTTGAGCGCTCGAGCTATCGCGGTCCAGCCGTAGCCCGCCGTGCGTAGCCGGTTGATCTCATCGCGGGCGCTCGGGCCGGGATCGTGGACAACGAACACGCCGCCATCGGCCACGAGTTCTAGTTGGCGTGGTTCCTCGGTGGTGAGTGCTTCGTCAAGTGATGGCGTGGACGCGCCGCCGTGGTCATCACCCACCGGGCCGGCTGGCCGCTGGGTGCGGCCGGTCCGGTGGGTCCGTGGATTCGTTGCGGGCTCGGCGTTCGGTGGCCACGCGCTCGGCCATTTCCTCGCACCGCCGTTGCAAGAGTGCCAAGTGATCCGTGCGTGTTTCCGCGAGCCCCGGTGCGGTGTCACGTTCCGGCATGACGGAACCGTAGGCGCGACTCGTTGATAACGCAACGGTTGTTGCCGGCGCCATTCTTCCTTCCGTGCCGCCCGCCAACGGCGGGCGTTGCCCACCGGGCACGGCCACCGGAGCACCGCGACAGGCCGACTCACCAACACGAGCACCGCGCAAAGCGCTCCACACCGGCTTGGTCATGGCTTCCCACCGCGCCCAGCCCGTCACACAGCGGGCACGAGGGCACCGGTTGACCACGTGGCGGTGGTCGCGATGCCCGCGTGGGCGTCGCTCGGGCGCCCGGTGGGACCGGCGCCGGCCCGCTTTGGTGAATCCTTATTGGAACTAGAGGGATCACACGCCCTCTAGTGGCGCGCTCGCGCACGGCGGCGAACGCGTGCGCCCAGCCCGGCCCGCGCCGGACCATGGCTAGCGTCCGTTTCCACGCCGCGAGCGTCCGGTTGGGGCGGCGCCACCACGAGCCGTCCGCGTTGCGCCGGACGCCATGCACGTACACCACGAGCACGCCCGCCGCTTTGGCCAACGCCACGGTGCGCCGGATCGTGCGAACGTCCACGCCCCGGTGGCGTGCCTGGGTCGCTTGAGGGATTTGCGGCATCGGACCGGAAAGACTGGAGTTCCAGTACTTGTAAACGAACCATCGGCAGTACTCGGCCACGTGGCGTTTGATCTGGCCGGACGCCGCGAGCCGGTCCAAGCCCAGCACGTAGCGGTCCCGAATCGTGGTGACGGCGTGGCCGCCCTCGTTCACGTCCGGCCCGAGCGGTAGCTCGGCGCCGTTGTCCGGGCCACGTGCCGGTGGTGGGACCGGACGGTACGGCAATGACGTGTGCGGGGCCTTGGACTTCGCTATGTTCGGGCTGTGGCCCATCGGTGAACAGACCACCTTTTGGGTTGACGGGCCGGGCGCGGCGTGCGCCCGGCTCGTCGCTTTCTAGCCGCGTTTTGCTGGGTGGTCGCGCATCCCCGGCCGCGCGAGCCACCGGACGTGGCACCGGGCGCACCGCCACACGGCCCACGTCCACCACGCACCCACCGCTTCCGTCTCGTCATCGGCGTGGCACTTGGGGCAGTAACCCAAGTCAGACCACGCCACGCGCCGACCCAGCCGGAACGGCGTTTCCGGCGCGGTCACGTCACGCGCCGTTGCCAAATCTCGGCGAGGGCGTTCCACCGGTAGGTTGCGCCGTCCACGGTTTTGGTGCCGGTGCGGCCGTTGGCTGGGCCGGGCGCGGTGACCACCGCGAGCACAGCGGCCCGGCGTGGATCATCGGCCGGGTGGCGGCGGGCTCGAGCCGTGGGCGCCGGCTTGGGTGTGGAGCCCCGGGCGGCGGCCCGCTTGGTCGGCGCCTTTTTGGTCGGCGCCTTTTTGGCGGTCCGTTTGCGGGCCGGCTTGGGTTCGGTGGCGGTGACCGGTTCGGATTCGGCCGCTTCCAACGGCGCGGGCGTGGGCTCGCGGTGCGGCCGCACGAGCGGCGGTGGCATGGG